GGCGGCGAGTTCGGCGTTGACTGCGGTCATATTGAGCGAGACGCCGTATTTCTCCAACGGGTCGAACTCGGAGCGGGAGACGGCGGCGTTGATCGCCTCGACGGCCTCGGCGGTGGTCCCGCCGTATGTGGCGGCGAGGTCGGCGCCGCGCCGCATGACCTTGTCGGTCCCGGTAACCGACTCCTGTACCGACATTCCGGCGTTTTGCAGGGCGGTCCCGACCAGGGCGGCGTACTGGTTATATGCGGACGCGGAGAGCCCGAGCCGGGTGTCGGCGGTCTTGGAGTATTTCTCGACCGCGTCGGCCTGCTTGCCAAACACGGTCTCGACGGCGCCCTGCGACTGTTGGAGATCCGAGGCGGCGGCGAGTGCCTTTTTGCCGAGTGCGACGACGGCGGCGCCCGCGACCAGGGCGGGACCGGTCGCCTTGGACACGGCAGATTGGAACCGCCCGGCGCGGGTCCCTACTTGGTCGAACCCGGCGGCGGCGTCCGTTGTGTCGCTGATGACCTTGACGCGGAGGATCGCCTCGCTAGTTGCCACGGCTCGCCCTCCTCATTCGTGCCTCGATCTGTTCCAGGACGTCGAGCGCGGTGGCGAGGGTGCGGTCGTCCTCGTCCCACCAATCGCGCGGCGCGGTGTTCGTCGCGATCGCGAGTTCGACGATCAGTCGAGCCCGAGATCCGGCGTCGTAGGGCGTCCCTCCTCGGCCTCCTCGTCGTCGTCGACGGTCTCGACCTCTAGGACCGACGCCTCCCACGCCTCATAGCGCGTCTCCGACGGAATCGCTCCGGTCCGTCGTGCAGCGGCCCACGAAATAAACGTGAGCCAGAGGAACGGGGCGTCTCCCACGTTGGGCCACTTGTGCCGATAACGGGTCTTGTCCCAGAGGACGAGGTCGGCGTTGGTCGTCTGTAGTTCGTCAAGGTCGTCGAATCCCTCGCGCACGATGCGAACGCGGGGAGTGTGTAGGCGAACGTCGCCCATGCGGATCACGCTCCTCGGATAGATCCGACGACGTCGGCGACCTCGTCGGCGTACTTACTGACAATCACGACCTCGCCCGTCCTCACGGCGTCGTAGAGGAACGGCTGCGGTCGTTGGTGGAACCGGGCATATCCCCAATGCGTCCGGTTCGCGTACGGGAGCCCGGAGGTCGTCTCGACCTCGTCCCTCCCGGCGCTCGACCGGATCGAGGCGGCGAGCCGTCCGGTCAGGTGGGGCGCGTTGGCGCGGCCTCGGGTCGAGACGTAGGCGCCGACCTCGCGCCCGGTCTCGGTCATATCGGCGACCCGACGTGCGGCGAGCGCGCACGTCGCGCGAAACGTCGTCAGACCCTCGACCCGGACCGCCTCGGTCATGCGCTCCGCGCCTCGTCCTCGTCCTCGGGCGGGTGCGCGTGCACTCGGGTTGAGGTCGACTCGGCGGAGGCTTCCAGCGGGGTCCCGCCGATCACGTAAACCGGCTTCCCGACGATCGTGAACTCGAAATCGGAGGTCATGACGACCCCGGTCTCGTCGCCGCCGAAATCGAGCGGGTCGATCACCAGGGTCCCCGACGCCTCGGTTCCGGCCTCGGTCGAGGGCGTGAACGTGAACGCCTGTTGAGTTCCCGCCGCGCTCTGGGAGAGCGCGAACAGACCCGCCGGGTCGTCGAGGTCGGTGTCGACGTTCCCGCCGAGTGTGTAGGTGTATTCCAGCGAGCCGGGGACGACGTCGCCGCACAACTTGGTGGTCGAGTCGCCCTCATCCTTGCTCGCGGCGATGACGGCGTTGTTGATCAGACACGAGACGTCGATCTCGGTTCCGGTCATTCCGATCGAGAGTGCTCCGGGTCCTAACTTGAAAGTGTCACCGGCGGCCATGGCTGGTCCCTCCTAGGTGGGCGTTGAGGTGTGGGACGACGCGGACCCGTAGGGCGGGCATAGCCGTGCCAGCGTTGAAAGTGAGTTGGATCGGGTCGGCGGCCCGGACCTCGCCGACGGTCAGGAGCGCCGCCGCGACGTGGTCGAGGAGCGCGTCCCCCTGCTCGACGGTGTCGGGTTCGTATCCGGCGGGCAGGATCACCAGGGCGTCGTACTCGTGCACCCCGAGCCATTGCAGGCGCCCGCCGGTGTAGTTGGTGATCGCCCAGCGCGGGAACGCGTCCCACGCGTGCGGGTTGTCGGGTGCGGTGTGGTGGACGGAGAGACCGGGGACGGTCTTGAGGGCCTCGACGATCGCGAGGCGCGACGTCGGCGCCGCCCCGATCGTCGAGGTCGTGGTCGTTTCGAGACTCATCACGCGATCACCGGGATCCGGTACGAGGCTTCGAGGCGCCGGATCTCGGCGTCCCAGGACGGGACCCGGAGCGGCCCGAACTCGGCGCCCTCCTGACCCATGACGCCGAGTGGCACGTTGCGCGCGGCGACCTGTCGTTGGCACCGGCGGAGGACCGAGCGGGCCAGGGCGGGCGGATAGGTCGCCTCCGGCTCGCCCTCGACCTCGACCGGGAGGCGGCAGGTCCGAGCGACGATCGCCAACTCGGCGTCGAGGATCTGTTGGAGATCCTCGTCGCCGAGTTGGGACGCCGGGACCTTGAGCCACTCCCGGACCCCGGCGAGCGTCGGGACACCTAGCACGGGTCCGCCTCCGGTCTACTTGCGGCGCCGACCGTCGTCGCCCTCGGATGCGGACGACCCGGACGACCCGGACGAACCGGCGACCGGCGCGGTCCCGGCGATGCACTCGCAGAGCGCGGCAGGCTCGGTTGCGGCGAACGCGGCACGGGCCTCGGCCAACACGACGAGTTGATTCCGGAGGAAGAAATCGGCGTGCGAGTCGGACATATAGACGTCGGTCGTCCCCCGGTCAAACCAGGTCATACCGGTCTTAAAGTCCCCGACCGTCGCGGTCCCCTGCGCAACCGACCGATTCGACACGATCGGCAGACCCCACACGTTCCCGATCCGTACGGCGCCGTTGTTGGTCTGCTTGTAGGTGTCGAAATCCAACATGGCGGCGTCGGCAGGGTTGAGCACGACGGCATTCGGCTTGAACCCGGCAGACTCGACGGTCGCGATCCCGTAGCGCACGGCGGCACCGAGGTTGCCGTCCCCGTCGACCGACGGGAGCGAGGCGGCGACCATGGCGGCCACGGCGGCGGCCTCAAGGGCGGTGTTCACACCCGAGAGGAGCCGATTCTGCACGATGGTCTGAACCTGCGGAATGTCCTCCAACGCCTGCCGAGTGACGGCCTTGTAATGGGCGTACGTCGAGAGCGCGATCGTCGCCTCGGTCGCATCCATCACGGCCTCCGGCTTGAGGTCGCCCTCGGCCACGACCGGCGCGTTGCCGGGAGGCTGCGGGGTCCAGGTCAGATAGAGGACGGCGCTCTGATTGGTCTGCACGCGCCCGACGAGACCGAGGAGGGAGTTGGTGAACTGCGGCGCGCCCGGACCGCCCCAGACCTGCGGCACCGGACCGGTGTACGCGGTGAGCCCGACGTCGCCGGTCGTGATCGCGGCCCGGAACTCGGGCGTCGCCGGACCGGGGAGCGTGACCCGCTCGGAGGTACCGGCGCCCCGGTAGTTGCGGAACGCGGTCGACTCGACGAACCGTTGGCCGAACGCGGCGCGGGTCGCGAGGTCCTCGGCGGGCTGGTCGTCGCGCTTGCGGTCGGCGTCGGCGTGAGCCCGCTCGGCGGTCTCCTCGGCCTCCCGCTGCGCTCCGACGAGTTCGGCGAACTTGGCGGCGCCGTGGTCAAACTCCTTGATCCGGGCGATCTCCTCGTCAAGCACCTTGAGCCGCTCGACGATCTCGTCGAACGTCTTACGCTCGGAGTCGGTTAGATCGCGCTTGTCGTCGGCGGCGCGGGTCTGTAGCGAGGTGAGGACGGCGCTCTGCGAGGCGCGCTCCTCGATCTTGTGGCGGAGGTAGGTATTCACGGGTCGGTCTCCCCGGTGTGAGGTCTGCGAATGGGATTCGCGTGACCCCTACCGAGTCGCCGCCGCCGGGACCCCTACCGAGTCGCCGGGTGATGCATGGGACGGGACCCCTATCGAGTCGAACCGTCCGAGTTGAGTTGGGGGATCCCCTACCGAGATCCGAATACCAAACTAGTCAGGTCGGGCGGGTCTGGGAAGTCCCCCACGTCATACGACACGGCGAGGAGAGCCTCGACGTCGGGACGCGCCGACCGCACGGCCAGGACGCGGGCATCCTCATACGCCGGTTCATCGACGAGGGAGACGTGGAACAGGCGAGCCCGGACGACCTCGCGGGCGCCGTCCTCGGCCCGCCGCTCCTCGACCGGGAGGAACCCAACCGACAACCCGCCATACGTCTCCTCCTGCGCATTCTCCCAACCGCCCCGACCCTCGGGGGTGTTGTAGAACCGGAACGTCCCGAAGAGACCCTCGTCGGTGTCGCGGAACTCGGTCGCCACCCCGAGCGGGCGGCGGAGATCGTCCGGCGCGTGGGAGTCGGTGAGTCGGATCTTGGCGCCGCGCGCCTCGACGAGATCGGCGAACGCTCCCGCGACGAACCGCTCGCCGTGCGGGTATCCGGCCTTGGTGGTCGTGCGCCCGTACGGCACACACAATCCCTCCAACGTGCGCTCGCCCGAGCGGCGGAGTTCCAGCGGGACGAGGGTGGTCTCGTGCATGGTCAATCCCTCCTAGGAGATCTCTCGGCGGCCAATGGCGGCGGCGTAGTCCAGGGCGCGACGTT